ATCCTTAGGTAAAGACGTTCTGGTTTTGGATGCCGTGCCAGACTGGCAGACCTATGCGCAAGTACCAACCAATCTGGATAAAGCTGAAGAAAGTAGGAAGCGCATCTATTGCCGCTCATCCTCTCCTTCATGCGCGCATAATCAAAGCAGTCGTCAAGGAAAAATGGCTTGACGAAGGCTTCAAGCTTGAGAGTCTGCCATATCATCATGTGCTCTCTCATCACAAGGAAGGTGCAAAGATCACCTTCACTCTCACCAAGTTCCTGACCTCAAGCATAGGAGTCGCAGATGTCTAGACCCGGAGACAAGTTCATCAATCTTTCTGGCAAGATCCTAGGAGAAACCGCCAAAGCTATTCGATTCAGTGTGGAAGGAGTAGCAGGCAAGCGACTGGGGCAGAGCCAATACCGCACCGTCTGGTTTCCTCTCTCCCAAGTCAACAGCATCGTGCATCAGCCTCCTCATTCCACAGAGGATGATACTCTGAAAGTATCTGAGTGGATCTGGAAGCAAAAGATTAAGGACTCCTGGAGTGGGCAAGACCCTCGCAACTTTGGATCCTCCCCCGCTGATGAGGAACTGGGTCTGGATGAGGACGAATACGATCAGTATGTGGATGAGGAAGAAGGCCCTCCCTTCTAAGGAGTTCTCGTGAACAAACTACCCTTTGAGCTGGCAGAAAAACTGGCATCCCTGGAGAATCTCATCAAAGAGAAGCACCCTCGGATGCCAACTTTGCTTCAGGAAATCCATTCTGCTCTCCGCCAGCAGCCTGAGAATGTAATCCTCCTCTCTGAAGAGGAAATCTCTTCCATCGTGGAGGGCCTGAAAATCCAGACAGGAGTGGCCTTTGCTCAGGCAGCAGTCGCAGGCAAAGGATCTTCCAAGAAGAAATCCATCACAGTCGATATGATTTAAGGAGCAATCATGCAACTCGCACCTCTCTCTGATCTTCGTGAAGCCCGTCAAGACCGCCAGAACTATCTCTACCCTACGATCTCCCGAGGCATTCAGATCCCTCTGGCTCTCGTAGATGCAGCAGTCAAATCTCCGGCAAACCCCCTCGCATTTGGGATCGTTGCGGCAGTCAAGCGCATGAGGTAATGCAGTGAGTCAGGATATATCAGTCCTAGCCTATGCTCGCTTCTTGTTCCGTCCTGACTTTCCTCTCCTACATTCCTGGCTCCAGCTAAGGCCTCCTTATTACAGGAAGCAAACCCTTCTGAGCAAGGAACTCATCCTGGAATTTATCTCATGGACGCCCTCAGCACTCTCCTCGATTCACCTGAATTATCTGTTTCGCTACCTGGAAAACTGGCTGGGGAGCCTGAGCAGGGAGCAGCAGCAGGAACTTCTACAGTATCTTGGTGCGAACCCGGATACGAAGGCTCGATTGATTACCGCATTCGACAGCTTTCTTACTCAAGCCTTCTCACCCTGCATTCCTGTCCTAGGAAGTTCCAGCTCTATCGACTCCGCACCCAGCACAAAACTGCTGAGTCCCTCAAAACCACAATCACCTTTGCCTTCGGCCATGTCGTCGGAGACGGAATCCAGAAAGTCTTCCAAGGGCTCTCTGAAGATGAGATTATTTGGGACATGTTCCTAGGCTGGCACACGGAGTTGTGGGATGCAGATGAGAAAGCGTGCAAAAGTTTTCCAGAAGCGGTTCTGGCAATCCGGAAACTCCTCTCCCTCAGAGAACAAGGCTTCCTCTCCGACTATGAAATTGTCGAGTATGAAGGAAAGCCAGCTTGCGAACTCTCCTTCCGCATCGGTTTCCCTGGCTCCTTCTCCTATCGTGGCCACGTCGATGCAGTCCTCCGGGAAAAGTCTACGGGAAAGATTGTTGTCCTGGAAGTCAAGACTACGGGCATCAGTGGTGTAGTCAATCCTGCAACTTACAAGAACTCTGCCCAAGCTATCGGCTACAGCATTGTCCTTGACAGGATCTTCCCGGCTCTCTCCAGCTACGAAGTCCTCTATCTTGTGTATCACACCAAGACCAGGGACTACGAGCCTCTTCCTTTCACCAAGAATTATCTCCAGCGCGCTCTCTGGATTCGGGAACTCCTCCTGGATATCAACGTCATTGAGATGTACGAGGAAGCAGGAGTCTACCCAATGCGAGGAGAATCCTGTGTGTCTTTCGGCAGAGACTGTGAGTATCTCAACACCTGCTCTCTCAGTACTCAGTACCTGACCAAGCCCTGCACTCTGGCAGACGAAGACAAGGTAGAGTATTCCATTGAGCTTACCTTGCAGGATCTTTTGGAATCCCAGATGGATAAAGTCTTGCCCACCCAGTCCACAGAACATGATGAGGAACTGCTATGAAACTCTCTCAACGCACAGCATCTAAGTCCCGCCGCATCCTCCTGTTCGGACCCCCGAAGTCTGGCAAGACCTGGCTCGCAGGCCAGCTAGCTAAGGAATTCAATCTCATCTGGTTCGATCTGGAGAATGGAGTGGATACTCTGCTCAAGCTTCCAGATGAGCAGAAGGAGCGAGTAGAAGTAATCTCCCTCCCGGATACTCGATCCTTCCCCATCGCAATCGAAACGATGCTCAAGGTAATCAAGGGCGGCCCAGCAGAAATCTGCGAGGAGCACGGGAAAGTGGGCTGCGCAATCTGCAAGAAAGCTTCTGCTCCTACCAACAAGATCGAACTCTCCTCTCTCGGCCTGGACACCATCGTCGTAGTAGACAGCCTGACCCAGCTAACCAACTCAGCCCTGGCCCACATCACTCGGAACCAGAATGATGATTACAAGCTGGAGTACGATGATTGGGGTAACCTGGGCAAACTAATGGATATCTTCCTATCCCATGTCCAGAATGCTCCCTTCCACATTGTCTGCATCACCCATGAGAATGAAGTGGTGATGGTGGATGGCAAGGAAAAGATTGTCCCGACGGCAGGCACCAGGAACTTCTCCCGCAACGTGGCGAAATACTTCGATGAGGTTTACTACCTGCAAGTCAAGAATGGCAAGCATGTAGTGGGTTCATCTACCACTTACGCCAACAACATCTTGACTGGCTCTCGTGGCGGACATGTTTTGGAGAAGGGGGGAGAACCATCCCTCATTCCAGTATTCAAGGGAGAAGTTAAGCTGGCTGCTCCTTTGCATCAGGCAACTCCAGCTTCTACAGCAATGACCGCACTGGAGAAAATGCGGGCAGCAAAGAAATGAAAGGCTACTAGAATGGATGCAGCAATTTATATTGGATCAGTTGATCCGCAGAGCGTAGAGCAGCTATCAAAGAGTATCAATGATATTCTCTCTGCTCCTTACGTAGATAACAAGACGAAGCAGAGAGCGCTAGAAATCTTGGGTAAGGGTGTGGCAGCTCCGAACAACAGTTCTATCTCTAACTGCACCTTCACTCGCACTGATAAAGGACCAGCAAAGAAATGAGCATCCAAGAAACGCTGGCTCAGCGAGCTAAAACCCACGGAGATTTCCGAGAGAATGGCCGCATCATGCAGGCTCTCAAGAATCAGATGATTGAGACTGTGAACTGGCCTCATCTTCCTGATGAACAGAAAGAAGCACTCCAGATGATTCAACACAAGATTGGTCGCATCCTCAGCGGAAACAACAATGAACCCGATCACTGGAAAGATATCGCAGGCTACGCAACCCTCATCAAGAATCTCCTGAAGACCGGAAAGTCCCATCCCGCTGGCTGATATACCTGGCTTCTCCGTATATCAATCCCTCAACCCTCTCTTTCTTTTCAAGGAAACTCAAATGTCTCAGCAACAAATCGACATTCTCGACAGTCTTCTCGATACTTCCCTGGAAGATTTGGCAGATGCCCCCGTCTGGCAAGAATATCCCCCCGGAGTCCATCGCTGCACCGTGGAAGAAGTTGAACAGTTCCAAGTCGAAAAGTCTGACGAACCCAAGGCCGGCATCAAGATCAAGTTCAAGGGCATCGAGACTGTGGAAGCACAGGATCCTGCTAAGGTCATTGAGCCGAACCAGGTTACCACTGTTTCTTTCTTCCTCATCCATCCGAATGAGAACGTCATGAAGTCCGGCCAAGGCGGTTTCAAGGAAATCATGGCAGCCACGGCGGAGCAGTTCGGCACTGGCAGCAATCGTGAACTGATGGAAAAGCTCAAGGGTTCGGAAGTTCTGATCACGACGGATCTCCGCAAGGACAAGAAGACTGATCGGGAGTACCTGCAACTCAAGGGCCTGGCTTTTGTCTAAGGCTTTTCGCTAAGAGTTCTTAGCTCTGCCTCCCTTCGGGGAGGTTTTACTAAGAGTTCCTGATAGTCAGCACAGCAATGAAAGGCACCCAATGAGCACCACTGACCTCATCGGCCCAGACGAATTCATTGGCCGCGCAAAGATCAACGGCCATTGGTACGAAGGCCGCC